CCTGCTGGTGCGCCGGGAGGATTTTGCTTTGGTCCAGTTTTATTGATTAAAAATAAAGCATTGAACCTTATGTTGATTTGTGCTTTGCTACATTGTTTATTTAAAATTCTATAGTATTTTGCAAAAGTATCTTCTGATACATTTGGGTCAATTTCAGTTGTTCCATTCGCATTTACTATTATATTTGGCCCCCTAAGTCTTTCTTGAATATTTCTTACTATAGAAAGACCATTTCCATCTGGATTGTTGATTACTGTATTTGTAGATGGAAGTGGCGAACCTTTTTCTTCAGTAAAATTGATTTGTTGAAAATTGAATTTACCATCATCATCAACAAGCGGTACATCATTGAAATATACTGATTGTAAATTAAAATAAGTCTCACTGTCTATTGTTATAGCTCTGTTTCTAACAAAATCGGCAGAGTTATATCCGGTCACGCCAGATTCGCTTGTGTATCTATAATACCCAGTTACTAATCCTTGTATCTCGCCTTCAGAAAGAAGATCTGAAGTTCTAATTTTAGTAAGAGAAACGGCTCTATCAAACGACTCTGACGAAGTATCGTTTGGGTCTGCGTTTTGACCGAAAACGCCTTCTGGAATCTCTATAGAGTCTCTGGCTTGAGGTTGGCGGCGTCTTCTTCCCGCTCCTTGATAAAATATTTTATCTTCTTCTTCCATTACGTTGTTAATGGGTTAGTGTTTGCATCAGCATAAGTAATTTCGTAAGTAGCGTCGATAACCTGACTACCTATCCTCATTCTTCCGTATCCAAATGGGACGGCGCGGCCTTCTCCTACTACATTCGTTGGACCATCGAAAACGAATGACCTTTTCCCGGTTTTAGAGTTATCAGTAAATCCAGTATCTTCTGGAGGCTTGGACAATAGATTAGACATACCAGCACTAAAGAGTGCTACTCCAGCCATAAAAAGAGCAGGCCCCATTGGACCAGCAAAGAAAGACGCTATCATTAGCACCACGCCAACTACAGTTAATACTATATCTAAAAAGTCGCCAGATCCCTCGATTGCAGGAACAATGTCTATAGTTTTTATATTACTTCTATCAATAACTATTTCTGATTGACTGACTTTTTCTGGAGTATCTAATTTTTTACAAGGCCCGACTATATCTTTTCCATTGACTAAAATTCTATAACATTTATAAAAATTGTCGGACTGAATAAAATACTTCGAAAGCTTTTTGCCACTGAGTCTATTTACTGCATGAAGAGCTTCTTTTACAGAAGATACTGCTAACTTATAGTCTTTTTTAAGGACTTCTCCCAGTTCTCCATGAAATTTGATGTCAACTAAATTGTTCATGCTAAATCCTTGTGCCTTAAAAACTTCACCTCTCCAAAACTTTTCGATAAAAAGTCAGTCATTGAATAAACTCCAGACAAACCTTTATCCCCGTAGTCTAATACTCTGTTACTATCTAAATACACTGAAATATGAGTGAAAACGTTAGAAACAAAACTAAAAGAATTAGAAATAATTAAATCGTGCAATCTAGGAGAATCTACTTCTACGAAATCTTTTTCGAGATAAAAATCTAATAGTACGCGGCTGTCATTCTTCTCCCAATATTCTTTGCACATTTTTACAAATGTTTTGTTGAAGCGATGAAACCTAAATGGGTGATTCATTGTAGGTAGATCTATATTCAACTCTTTTTTGTAGTAATCTTGAGCCAATGAGGAGCAATCTATAAAGCCGGGAATTAAAACTCTTCCTTCGTATGGAAGATCGCCTTTTGGCTCAAATTTCTTGAACTCGTCAGTCAAAACATTGTACAAAACGTAAGGGGTTTTGGTTTTTATAGAGGCTTGCTCGTCAGCGTCTGAAAATGTAGCGAACTTATCTTTACAATGCGAATGAAAAATAAAATCTATTTGTCCTTTGAATTTATCCGATACTCCTTTATGAATTGAAAAGAAGTTGTTTTTATCTTCTGACTGATTTTCGCATATAACAATTGCCCCCCCATTTAAGCCAATGCCGCAAGCTTCTTCTGGATATTTTTCGATACAATGATTTTTGATTTTATTTTTTTGATCTTCAGTTAAATTGCACTCTGTTTTATTTTCTAATGATGAAACATAAGAACTTCCGTCGCATGAAACTACGTTGAATTTTTTAGTTAAATTACTATAAACTATCAGACTCATTCTGTACGAATCTTGGAAAAACTTGTCAGCAGAAGAAACATCATTTGAGCCATCTGGGTGCGAGTGGTAAACCGCCCAAGCTCCACGATCTTTTGCTTTTAAATAATCAATTGGGGAAATTGAAAAATTTTTTAATGGTTGACTAGATTTATTTTGACATTCATATATGCCATTAGGAAGAACAAATCCACAGCATTCTTTAGGGTAGTCTACATTAGCGTGGTTTTGAATTAACTTCTTCTGTTCAGAGCTTAGTATCATTGGATTTTATTTACTGCTGGAAATCCGCCATATGGAAGAACGTTTTGAAATCTAAGCTTACAACCTTTGATGCTCTTTGAACATTGATCAACAATCCAGTAATTTACATTTGGCGGTAAATTATCCAAAGAAGCAGTATGATTTTCTTTAGCGACGAAATGATACTCAATTCCATTTTTGGTGATATAAATCATGTCGCCTTTTGTATATTCCGACCCTGACTGCCAAAGCTGGCTTTTATTTGAATTACTGAATAATGAAGCCGGGAGAATGCCATTTTCATTCGTGCTGCTTTCTCCAAAAATCAATTCATCAGTGGCAGTGGCTACTGGTGGGGCGAGTTTTCCTTTTTTGAAAGACTCTTTGAATGCTATAGCTTCGTCGCTTGTGTTTGATACTCCGTGAATGTCTTCGGACAACTCTGTTGCGTAACAGCACCCTTCTCCTCTGTATTGCCATTGACATTTGTCTTGGATAACCAATCTTTTTGGTGCAGAAAAATTCTGAAGGTCGATAGAACTAGCCATTTCGAACGAAAGAGTTTGCGAACTTTCGCTAGTTTTTCTATCTATATAGTAAATATCATGACTTAGAATTGCATTTGGATCTGGATCATGATTATTAATTTTTGAAGTTAAATTAACAGAGTTTTTTCCATCTGGAGGTGAGCCGTCTATGAATTTTGCAAATGTTCTTATTCTGGTAAATTTAGCACCAGTTAGATCCCCTATTTTGTCGAGGACTTGCCTTAATGTGGTTAAAGACTTGACTCCTTCTGGTTTTACAGAAAGACTTAATGTGGGGCGAGGAAGAACACCTTTGCTTGTAAGCTCCATTCCTTCTACTCTAATTGGAGAAGCTGTATATTCTTTTCCATTAAAATAGATGCTTCTTGTTGTGAGGGAAACCGAATTATGAAACCTAAAAATTCTATCAGGCTCATTGCCAGAATTCGGACTTAAAATACTCAAATCAAATTGAATATCAGTAGTATCTATTTCAAAAAAATCAATAACAGCAGACGGATCAATAGCCGCAGCTTCTTTGATGACTTTTCTAATTGAAGTTTGCGCCTGAGTAGTATTCATATCGGAACTTCAGTAAACTCTGCGTTGATGGAGATGTTGTTGTAAAACTGAGACTGCTCGCTCCAGTTAAAGCAAGCAAAGAGCTTCATTGTGGCGTATGGTTCTGGGGGTGTGTAAAGAAAAGCTTGTGAACCATTTCGAGCGTTTAAAAAGTGAAGGATCGCCGTAGCTTCTCTAGCTGATCTGTTTTCAAATGTAACGCTTAATCTTAAAAGATTGTTGTTAATCGACTCTGGAATTCTTTGCTGATAGCCCTCGCCAAATTGAGTGATTTTTGTTCTTGGTTGATTCGCTACATTAACACCATAGGAAGGAGTGAAAAAGAAATGTGGCCTTTCTGAATCGGTTGTATCTTCATTGCTTATCACAGATCCAAATGGGTCAGTTGTGTACCCGCCCCATTTTGTAGAATCGAAGCTTCCGCCGGATGTATGGTCAACCAAAGCGTAGTAAATTTTATCGTTATATTTAACGATAGAAAACTTTTGATACGCGACAGAACTCGCCCAATCTGCCACAGGACTGAATATAGATAAAGCCATAACCTTTTTCCTAATACATTTTACACATTTTTTTTAATATATAAAAGTGTAATTTGATTTAGATGTCGTTGTATAAAATAACAAGAGAAAGCCAACACTTCTTTATTAACACTGGAGAAGTTTTTGGAGTTCAAAATGTAGATGCAGAATTTACGAATCCTACTACTACTTTAGAGTTTATAGGAATGGGTAACGGATCGTTGATTCCAGATGGTCCTCGTAATGGCAGTTTTGACGTATCTCAATTTTTGATTACTGATGATACATTTCTCCAATATACAGGAGACGTTGGTTTTAGTGGGTATTTATTAAAATCTAGAACAGATTTTACTCAAAACTATAGTTTTACATCTGGATATCTAACAAGTTATAGAGTCAGATGTGGAGTTGGTACAATTCCAGAGATTGGCGCGACAATAGAGTCTTTTGGGAAAGTTGGTAACATTCCAACTGGAGAAGTGCCGATTGAAATACAAAGTAGTTCTGAAGACTTTGATTTTAAAGTTGCTGACCCCGGTTCAGTGACTATCAATATGAACGAATTTAATACTAATAGGTGCTCATCTTTTGAAGTCAGTATTTCATGTCCTCGACAACCTTATTATATGTTGGGCCAATATGCGCCAAAACAAATTGAATCTAGGTACCCTTTTCCTGTTAATGTGAACTTTCAGTTAGAGGTAGATGACTATTCCGGGCAGAACAACTTTGATTATCCTTGCAATAAAGATGTTAGAGATTTAACGATAACGTTAAAGGATCTAGAAACTCAATCTACGTTACTTTCATATTCGTTCTCTAATATGACAAAAGTTTCCGAGTCAGTTGTTAGCGAAATCGGAAACAATGTCGCGGTAGCTTTTAGCTACCAAGGCTATATAGGAAGATAATTACTTCTTCTTTTTAAGTTTTTTGATGATTTCTACTTGCCAAACTGTAGAAATATCTTCTACGGAAGAAATTCCTTCTGCGTTTTTATATCCAGCTTGATTGAGTTTTTCTTTAATCTGCTCTAACGTGATTCCTTTTTGTGTCATCAATAGCTTTAATGTCGCGGTTTTATCAATCTCGATGCAGCTTTGCTGCTCTTCTGTATAAGTTTCTTGGCCCTTGGTTTCTCCAAGCTCAATATCAGAAACAATATTGATTCTAAGAAAGTTCCTAACTGCTCTAGAAAAAGCTCTATTTTCTGCTATTGCGGCAAGGAAATTTTTAGCAAAACTCCTTGTGTTTCCTAGGTGAGCGTCAGCAACAGAAGAAAATGTTACGTTGTTACTGTCAGATGTTTCAAAATTAGGAATCCAATCAATTTCGCAACTCATTGCTACATATTCTGGACTTGCGCTTACGATTGTATAGTTTACATTTGCAAATCCGCGCCATTGAGCAAGCTCTTTTAGTCCTCCAAGCATAATGCACAAGTCTTTATCTTGGAGATCTGATACAGGGGTATTTCTTTTACAAAATCCTTTGTCAACACTTGAAGGATTTGGATAAAGCCATTTATTGTCAAGCATTGCCCTCCAATCAATCAACCCTTGATCATCAAATTTGTAATCTAAACCTTGAACAAGTCCGTCAGAATTTCTTTTAAACATAATTTATAATTACGTGCAATTTAAAATTGTCAAGAAAAAGGCTCCAGCTTTCGCTGGAGCCTCGGGGTTCCCCTTTTTACTATGAACTGATCAGAAAGTAAACTTGATACCAATTGTGGTGGCGACTTCCTGATCAAGCGTGTTGTAAGTATTGGATAGATTATTGTCCGATACTGTTACCTTGGCGTAAGGAGTTAGAT